CAACAGTTTTTTCTCTTACTTCTCCAGTTTTCTTATCTGTGTATTTTTCTTTTTCCAAAACTGCTATATCAACAGCATAACCATATCCATCTGATTTCATTTGATGTTTTGATTTTAATTTATATCCATCGCACCAACTAACTTTACTTAGTTTATTCCCATTGCTATCATATAAAAGAGATCTTCCTTTTTGATATTCATAATTTTGTTCTTGAGCAGTTCTTACTCCACATGTAACTTTAAAATCATATTGTGACTCTTTTATAAGTTCTTTAATAAAATTTACAACATTTGGATGAACTCCATTTAATTTTTCTAAACTATTTTCAGATAAAACAAACATATATACCTCCTTCTTTAAAATCACCTTACGATACTTAGCTAATATTTTTTAGAGATAGATGTAAAATCTATCATTATTTTTTAATTCCATTCTATTTTTTCTAAATCTTCAACTGTCTTAGCTTTTTCAATTTCAATAAATATTGCTGTATACTTATTTTGAGCAGTTATAACTTTTAAAATCCATTTAAGGTATACTTGATTTATATCTCCTAAACTTATATCTGTTACAGAATTGTCTTGAAGTCTCCATTTTGTATTTAAAGATTTTAAGAACTCTTTTAAGTTTCCTGATTTTATCACATTTTTTAACTTTTCTTCCATTTCAGGAGTAACAATAACTTCTAAATCACGTAAAGCTTCTTTTAAAATTTCTATATCTGTTGTTTCTGAAGCTATATCCAAAGCTATTTTTACTCTTATAAAATTTATTTCATCATAGTCACGCATTTGGAAAACTTTCCCTTTATATTCAAAACTTCCAAATAATTTTTCTAGTAAGATAGCTTGAAACTTATGTTTAAAAGTTTTCTTTACTCCACTCATATCAATATCCCATTCGTGAGAATTTGAATTCCAAGTATGGTATGAAGTTGGTTGAGGTACAGTTATAAGTTTTTTATTCTCTATGTACTCACCTTGATTTAATTGAATTTCTATTCCTTCTTCAATCAACTCTTGTCTTGTCATCTCTCTTATTGTATTAGTTGAAGAATCATAAGTTGCATTTTTAAATGCTTCGTTTCTTTCAACAACTATATAATTATTTGGATCTAACTCAGGATAATCTAAAAATAAATTATTATCCATAAAGTTTTTTACTTCATCAGCAGTTAAATTTACAGTAAATTCTATTCCTGCTCTTTTTTGTTTTTGATATATATAAAACATTTTTTCTCCTTTCTTTTATAAAAACATTTAAAATATTCCTAACTTCTTTCTTTGTAAGATAAGTGAGTTTCTTATCTCTACAGGACTTGCTTTTTGTATATAATGCTTACTTGTAACTGTACTACTAACATGATTTGCATAGCTAGAAGCAAGCCCTAATCCTCCCAAATTATTTATAAGATTTATTGATGTTTTCCTAAGTGTATGAGGATATAAATCAGAAATATCCAAAATTAATCCCATTTTCTTTACTCTTTGCCTTATAGCTCCTTGGCTCATTTTTCTATACTCATTCCCATATTTTGCTATGAATAGCCATTCTGAATCTATCCCTTTTTCTATTCTTATATTTATCCACTCTTGTAGTAATTCTTTGCATTTATCAAAAAAGAATACATTTACAATATGTCCTTCCTTTTCTCTAACCTCTTCAAAAAAACCTTCATCTAATCTAAGTTGCTCAATTTTTAAATTTTGAATAGCACTTATTCTGCAAGCACTATCTAAAAAAAGTTCCCATAAAATTTGGTCCTGGATATCATACTTTTTATTTTGGAATTTCATGACAAGCCTAACAGTCAATATTTGTTCGGTGTTTAAGAAATAACTTTTTCTAATTTTATCCTTTTCTGTAAACTTTAGCTTATCTAATTTATCTGTGAAAGGATGAAATTTTATTTTGTTTCTTCTTACACACCATGAATAAAAACTACTAATTGCAGTAACTTTATTCATCAAAGTTCTTTTACTGTTGCCTTTACTTCTACAATAATTACGATATTTTTCTATTATTGAAGGCATATCTTTTAAAGTATCTTTTCCTAATAAACTCCTGTTCTTATATGTGCTTTCCAACCAAATTAAAAATAATTTAAAATTATTGATATAAGTCTTATAAGTTGTATTCCATGTGTCCCAGTTATTAGCTTTGCAACTTTCTAAATACTCTAGATAAATCTCACCATTTTCTTTTTTGAATTTCCTTAACATTATTTCTTCCATAATGCACCTCCTAAAATTGTTAGGTACATTATATAAAGTAAAAGTGAATAGATTGGAAAATCTAATCAAAATTGACACAGGGATAACTGGAGATTATACAAATGTTGGAGCATATAACTTTACATTTCCTAAAAATTATAAGCAAGTTTTAGGAGTTGGTGTAAATGTATACAAAACAGGAACTGCAACAACATTGGAAAATGTATACCTGACTGGCTTTAACAACACAGGTTTTAGTTTTGTAAAAGATTGTGTAGAAGCAGCTAGAGCAAATACTGTAAAAGTAGCCTATACAGTATTTTATGTTTAATTAGCACTTAAATATCTCCATGGAGTCCATTGTTTTGTGATTCCTTCTCTTGTTCGGATAGCAATAGAAAAAGTATTATAGTAAGAAAAAGCAACTTGAGTTATCCAATCATCAATTTCTGTAGAAGTATTAAATACCAATACAAAACATTGAGAGCCGCAAAAACCTCGTTTTAATTTAGATGTAGTTCCTTTAATTTGAAAAATACCAGTTTTTGTTAATTCGTCTTCGTCTTTGGGACCCCATCTATCTATTTTGTATAAAAAATTTCTGTCGAGATTTTCCAATCTCTTTCTATTTTCCCATATTGAAAGCTCCTCAAATTTTACATCAGGGACACTGATTCTTCTGTTTTGAGTTTCTTTACAGATATAAAACTTCTTGTTTGCTGGAAAATAATAAACATTTCCTTGTATTGCTTCATTCAAAGGGAATTTTCCGTCCTCTTTCCCAACAGCAGCTACAACTCTATCTTCGATCTCTTTTGCTGTTCCATCATATTCACCTTTTTGAGTGTAATTTGCTTCTAAGTACTCTTTTGTTATATATAAATCTTTACCATCATTATGAACAACAACAGATCCTGTATTCGATGAAATTAAATTTATTTTTACTTCCATTCTATGAGGTCCATCTGCTTCAGGTGGAATCCAAGAAGTCTCATCTCCATCATTCATATAAAAATATAGAACTTCTACTCCTTCATCTAATACATATATTCCTGTTTCTCTAGGGAAATAGCCTTCTTCTAAAGAAACATTATCTATAACAGTTGTTAGTACTACAGCATCTCCTTTTTGTTCTTTACTTAATATTGATTTTTCTATTTTTATATTTTTAATATCAATTAAATCAGCAGGATTTTCATTATCTATCAGTTTTCCGTCTCCAAATTTCATTTTTGTAAATTGAATAGGAGTAGAACTAGCCTGACATTTTGCAAGATATGCTCTTCCTTTTTTTGTTAATCCACTAAATTTCATTTTACAATCTCCTTTCTAATCTGTTTGTATGCTCCTAAGAATAGATTTTTCTTTATGTCTATATCTTCTCCAGCATTAACTCTTTTTCCACTTATAAATACTTCTTTGTATCCTAAAACATGATATTCGTATTTTTTTTCTTTCAACAAATAAAAAGCTTCTAAGATACTTCTAACATTTTTATACTCTTCTATAAGAGATAAAACATTTTTTAACCAATCCTTCTCCTTACTTTCATTCACTGTTGTAAGTCTAAATGTAAAAGGTCTCCCTCCATACTCAAACCATTCTTCAATTTTTATTTCATAATTTAAATTTTTTAATTGAGAAATTACAGCAGTCTTAGTTCCTTTTTTTGAATGAACCCAATATGCAGACTTTATTAATTTTATTTTGATTTCTCTGTCTAAGTCTACTCTATATTTATCTATATTAAAAAACCAAGCAATTTCATCTAAAACATTATCTTCTTGTATTTCAAAATTATAAAAAAGTGCTAAAGTTTCAATTTTATCTACGATATAAGTTTTAAAAATTTTTTCAATGCTCTTAGAAAAGGCTGTTAGATTTTTATATTTTTTTAAGTTCTCAGGAAATATTGCTGTGTAACTTGCTCGCTCTAACTTATTCATCTTCCTCACCTATATACTTTATGCTCTTAGTCAATTCTTTTGCTACAGTGTCTCTTTCAATTTTTTGGAATATAGGATTTGTTATTTCAACTCTCTTTGCTCCTGCTAATATCAATAATTGAGTTAATTTATTTGGATTTATATCTCTTCCTAGCTTTTCTTTTTGCCAATAAATATATTCATTAAAAGCTGCTTCTACTTCTTTTTTTACCAAAATAGGGTTATCCCCTTTCTTAGTCCAATATTTAATGTCTATGTTATACGATTGTACTTTTGGTTTTTCTATTTCAATTTTATCTGTCAAAGGTCTTACATCATCAGCTAATTTTTCTTTAATTTTTTCTAATATTTCTTGACTAGGTAATTCTCCATTTTTCAACAATGGAATAATTTTTACAACTCCAGGTGTTGATGGAGGGGTATAAATATAAGAATCTTTAATATCTTGGTGTGATGTTAATGTATAATACTGATAAGCACCATGAGGTCCTGCTACTGAAAAGGCTCTAGGTCTTAATCTTATTCTATTTCTATAAGCATCATCATCTTCTCTATCAGCACCACCAGATGTTTTAGTTATATTTGAAACTGATAATAAGTAAGGGACATCATCTACAATTGTATCTATTTCTCCTATTTCAATTTCATTCCCTATTAATCCAGGTACTAAGCATTTTGCTTTTCCTACTACTGTTCTTCTTCCAGGTTCTAAGACTATTGTTTCGATACTTTCGAAATATAGATTACCTTTTGCTATCTTGTGTCCTTTTGGTATTATCTTTCTTTCGTCAAAAATTTTAGAGAATGTGTATTCTACTGAACATTCTGCTTCTTTTTCTATTATTCTTGAAACATCTACAAGTGCACCCAGAGCATCTAAATATTTTCCTTGTGAATATTGAAGCAAATTCATTTTTCCTATAAAATTCATATAATCTTTAGATACACATACCAAATATGTAACCCAATCAATAAAATCTTCAGCTGGATCTCCTGCTGAAACTTTCGTATTCATGATTTCTTCATATCCATTTTTTAGTTCTTTTTTTATTTGATTTGTATCAAAATCTATAAATTTAAACTTATCCATCTTTAACATCTCCAATTACAACTATTTTAATTTTAGCTAATTCTTGATTTTCTAATATTCTTATCTCTTCTACATCAAATCTAGGTTCTTCTCTTTCAATTTCTTCCATACAATCTGCTATAATTTCTGCATTAACTATATCAATAGGTTCATCAACATAGTTAAAATTAATTCCTTTTTCTCTAGCTAAAACAATATTTCCTCTTATTCTTGATATAATATTTTCGATATTTTGAATAATTTCTTCAGTTCTATTTTTTATAAATTTATAATTTCTTTCTTTTGAAGAGTCTACATATATTTCCATTAGTTATACTCCTTCAATTCTATTTTTAAATCTATTTTAGTTGGAACTCCAAAAGCATTATATCCTTTAGGATCCTCCCCTATACTTGTAATAACATAATTTCCAATCTTTTTTCCTCCGAGTATAAGTCTTAAAACTTTTCCTTCCTTCAAAAAAGCTTCTAACTTCTTTTTTTCTTTATCTACATTTACTTTAAAAAAACGATTTAAATGAATTGAAAAACTTATGTTTTCGAGCTCTAATCCATCAAACTGTATTTTTGGTTTTTCTCCAATAATTTTATGTTCTATCCATCTTGAAGACATACTTCTTGAAAATGAATTATATGTCTTTGTGTAGATTGAACTTGTAAGAAATACATAATTTCCTAGACTACCAACTATCATTCAGGACCTCCTGTTTTATCCCCACCAGTTTTTACCTTGCCATGTGTATGTTTTTTCAATGATACTTTACTTGCTGTAACATCTTCACTAGCATTTAATTCCCCTTTTATATTTACAGAACCATCTATATCAATATCTCCAACAATTCGAGTTTTTGGACATTCTATTTTTATGCTTTGAGCAATTATCTCAATTTGATTTTTACAATTTATATATAATTTGGAATTATTTTCATCATATGAAATTATAGTTCCGTCGTTAAAAACAGTTATTTCAATTCCTTCTCCAGCTCCATTTGGTATTGGTGTTGCCTCATCATATCCAGAACCTAAATAAAAACCATTAAAAGTATTTTCAGGGAAAATACAGATTCCAACTTCACCAATCTTAGGAAATGAATAATGTTTTGTTCCTTCTGTTCTTCCTTGTAAAACTGGAATTTCTACAGAAGGAATATCAATATCTTCAAACGTTACTTTTATAGTTCCTTTTTCAGGAAAGATACTTGATACAGTTCCATACCTAATCATTTTCCACCTCAAACTCTATTATTTTATGAATTTCAGCATTTATTTTATAAGATAAAAAATCAATTTTTAAATCATCTATCATATATTTCCCAGAGAAATTTCCAAAATCATTTAAAATAATTGTGTCTCCAACTGATATTAATTCACTTGTTCCCATAAAAGATATATTTCCTTTTATTTCTCTTTTATTTTTATCTCTTAAAGCTTTTTTAGCTATTTCTAGTAGTTGCTTTTCAACTTCTTGAGCATTCTTACCAGTTACTTGTTTATCCTCGTTTATAAATAAGTTTCTTTTAGTTTGCTTTTTATATGAGTTCCTATTTTTTATTTTAAAAGTTTTTTCTATTTTCTTTTTTTTCTTGTAGTTATAATAACTTATGGTACAGCTCGAATAGCTATCGGTGTCTTCTGTTGAAAAACTATAACTCTCTAATTGATTTTTAAAAAATATTTTCTTAGCTTCTTTTTTTTCATATTCTTCTTCTTCAAAAGCTATAATTTTGTTATCAAATAATTTAAGATTTATTCCAGCTTCTTCAGATAATTTTTTTAGAAAATCAAAGTCAGATTGTAGCTTTTGTTCTATTCTTTGGTATTTTCTATTAAAAGAAATTTCACAAATAGCTTTTATATTCCTTTTCTTTGCAATTTCATTAAAAATTGTTTTATATGTTACATTTTCCCAAACTTTATTTTCTTTTTTATCAACAATATCTGAAGCTATATCAAATGAAATAGCTTTTATATTAACTACATCAGGAGGACCGCTAAAATCTACAGTATCTATATAAAACAATCCCATATCATGTGTGATTATTTCCAAATCCTTTTCCCAATGTTTTAATGTTAAGGTTGCTTTGAGTGTTTCTCCTTTTTGTGGCATCCACGATGATATCCATAACATATCCCTATTCTCTAAAGTGAGCTCTAGTGTATCTAGTTGATTTATAGAATCACTTTGAGAACACGAAGTAAGCTGACTATGAATTTCTTTTGTTATATTTTTACCTTCGTAAATTATTGTTATTTCAGTCCTTCTTGCATTTTCATTTTCTTTTGTAAAGTCAAAAACATTTATATTTTTAAAATCAATTTCCATATTATCTTCTCCAAGGAGGTAAATTAGAGTCTTTCATATCAATTTTTTTGTATTTTATAACTATTCCTGCTGGAAAAATAAAATACTCTGAATATTCTTCGTTCCATAAATTCAGGTAATGAATAAATTTTGAATTTTTATATAACAGATATGAAATTTTATCCCATGTGTCTCCATCTTTAGTTGTATAAGAAGCCCATTTATCTTCCATTTCCTCTCCTCATATTTTCTCTTTCATATTTTTTCATCATATTTTTAAATTCATTAAAAGCTTCATCTCTATTTTTTCTTAATGTACTATCTAGATCTTTGCTATCGTTTACATAAATCACTGGTGAATATGTTAAGTTAAAGGAACTAGAGTTATTTCCATTTTCATATGCTCCTATTAATCTTCCAGTCTTTTCCCATAAATTTAAACTTCTTTGACTGTTATCATGTGGAATAATTGACTCAGAACTTCCACCTTCTCCAACCCAAGCGAGAGTAGGTGAATTTACAATTCCTCCTAATGCAAATTGCGGAATGTCTCCTCTTCCACCATATGAATATGCTTTCCCATTGTTTTGTGGAATATCTCCTCTTCTTCCTGGAGGTGCTTTCTTTTCATCAATAAACAATAGTTTTTTACCCCAACCGATTGCCTTATCTATTCCATCACTTATTTTTTTAAATATTCCTGCAAAAAAATCGGCTATTGCCATTCCAGTCTCTTTAAGGCTAGTCCATTTCTCATCTATCCACTTAAAAACACTTCCTAAAATTTCCATTGATGAAGCTTTAAAGTTTTCCCACTTTAAAACGATATTAGTTACCATATTAGCTATCTTTTCTTTTAACTCTACAGCTTTTTCTTTTATAGTATCCCAGTTACGATATACAGTTATTCCAGCTTTTGCTATCCACCCTAAAGGTCCCATAAGAAACCAAAACTTATCAATAAGTCCAACTACTTTATCTTTTAATTCTATTGCTTTAGCTTTTACAGTATCCCAGTTTTTATATAGTAAATAACCTGCAGCTATTAGTGCTATAATACCTGCTATTATCCATGTAATAGGACTAGCTAGTACTGTCATACTTAAAGCTTTGAAACCTTTTGCAACTTTTCCAACTCCACCTATTAATTTTTTCCCAACAGATAATATTTTTGTTCCAAATGCGTGTTCTGTCATAAATCCTGCTATTTTCATGTAATTAGAATATAAACTTATTCCACCTGAGATAAGTTTTAAAGCAGAACCAAAACCTAATAACGCAATAGAACCATAACCAAAAATTTTCATGAATGTCTTGAAACCTTCTGGATGTAGCTGTTGAAATTCTGTTATTTTTGTTAATAAATTTGAGAAACTAGTTATTATTTTATTTATTTCTGGAAGTAATAGTGCTCCTAACTGACTTCCTGCTATGCTTAATTTACCCATTGTTATTGCCAGTTGGTTTTCGGTAGTTCCTCTTTTTATATCAGCTTCCTTATCAACACTTCCTTTAGCTTCATCTCCATTTACTTTGTCTAAATTTTCTTTTAATCTATCTGTATTATTTAAAAATTTAGATGCTGCTTCTAAACCTTCTTGACCAAATAGTTGAGTTAAAATAGCTACTTGTTTATCTTCATCTTGTGCTTTTATCTTATTGAAAACTAACAATAGAGCTTTTTCACTGTCTTCTTGTGATAATTTAGCTAGTTTCTCTGGATCTATTCCTAAAGTTCTAAACATTTCTTGTTGACTTTTTGTCCCAGCACTTCCTTTATTTAAAGCAACCAATATTTTTCTTGCTCCAGTTGCTGCAACTTCTGCTTCCATTCCTTGTTCAATCAATGAAGCTCCAAGAGCTGTAACTTGTTTTTCTGAAAATCCTGCTACTTTCCCAATACTTCCTATTCTATTTACAAAATCTGTTATAGCTGGAGCACTTGCTCCTGTTTTATCTCCTAAATAATTTATTCTATCTGTCAGTTCAACTAGTTCATCATAAGTTAAATTTAAAGAATTTTTCATATTAAATAAAGCACTTGCTGCTTCTTCTCTATTCATATCAAAAGCCATTCCAGTTTTTGAAGCGAGCTCTATATATTTAATAGCTTCATCCTTATTTAATCCTGTTTGACCTGCATTGGCAGCTGCTGCATATAATTCATCGAGTCCTATTGCTATTTTCTTTTCAGTAATAATTTTATGTAATTCTTTTTTAAAATTTTCCTCTTCTTCCTTATCTTTAAAGTCAAATTGTTTTTTTACTGCTGCAAAATTACTCTCAGCACTTATTGCTTGTTGTACAGGCTTATATAATAATCCAACTCCAGCTGCTCCAGCTTTAATAGATGTCCCACCTATTTTTGAAATCTTATCCCCTATTTGTTTAGAAGATTCAGCTTTTGCAAACTTTTTACTTGCTTCAGCTGCTCTATCTATTTCTTTTTTTAGTTCTTTATATTTTTCAGTGGTATTACTTAAATCTACTTTTTTATCTCTTAATACTTTAGCTGTTTCTCTTACATGTTTTAGCTCAGCTGAATAAGACTTATTTAAAGAATTTAGTTTTTTTTCTAAATTCTGTAATGCTTTTGCATTTTCGACTGTTTGATTTTTTTCATCTTTCATACTTGCTTTTAGTTCAGATATAGCTAATTTAGTCTTTTTTATAACTTCAATTTTTTCTTTTAATGCTTTTTTATCTTCGTTATATCTTCCCAATAATTGTTGAGTTCTTTGTAATTTTATAATCTCTTGATTAAGTCCAGAAACACCTTTACTTGCAAGTGAAAATGTTTTAGCAAATCCTGTTCCTAGTGCTGCTCCTATTCCAAAAGAAATTCCAATTTCTTTCATAAATCCTCCAGACAATAAAAAAACCACTTATCTTTTTTTGATAAGTGGTTTAACTTTATCTTTTATTTTTTAAAAAATTAATTTAAGTATGCTAAGTATTGCTATAACAAAGAGTACAAAAACAATTAGAAAAAATGGTGCAACATAGTTATACATGATAAACCCTATTGCCAAAAATATTATTAATGGAATAAGTTTTGAAAATATTTTTTTTATGTTTTTTATAGTTATCCCAGCTTCTGCAAAATTTTTTACAGCTTCTTTTCTATACTCATTTGATATTGCTTGTTGTTTATTATACCAATTTTTTATAGCTTTTAACATACTCATCACCTCTTGACAGTATTCTATAATAAATCTTGTCAAAAAGCAACCACTTATTTATATATGTGCTTGTTTTTCAAGAATTTCTCCCATATCAGTTGTCCATTCAAAGAATTCATGGAATGAAATATTTAGAAAAAATTCTATTCCTGATTTACTTTCTTTGCTTAGGATTAAGATTGTTTTTCTAAGATCTTTGAAACTAGTGCTTCTAATCCCAAGCCATCGAACAAACCCTTAACCTGGTTTGTAACTTCTAAAAACTCACTTCCAGAAAGTTTTTCTACTAAGTCATCATAAGAACAATCTAATATTTTAGTTGCTAATACTGTCAGATAGTGTTTTGATTCTTCCATTCCACCTTGTGGAAATATCCCACCCATTAATAAAAATTCTTTTTCTGCTTCTAAAAGATGTCTAGGACAAAGCATGTCTCTTGTTATATTTATCTCTGATATTTCTATCTCTTTATCATCTTTTTTACATTTAATTTTATTTTTTATTCTTACCATTTTCCCTCCTACATTCCTATAGCATCTCTAACTTCTGCTAGTAAATCTTCTCCGTTTACATTGAAAATCATATTAATTTTATCTATTTCTAGGACAGTTTCATTATCTACTTCAACTTTTAAATAAGCACATGCGAATTTTTGGTTAGAACCAGAAGGTTTTCCAACTTCTAATTTTCCTAATCCTAAACTTTTTGGAACTACTCTTGTAGATATTTTTAATCTACCTTTGTTTATTTGCCCACCACTCATATCAGTAGATTGAGTTGCTGCTCTAAATTCTAAAGCATATACTTTTTGAGAAAATGTTTTAAAGTTATCTTTAATTAATGTTCTGAAATTCATTCCAATTTCAAATGCTGAAAAATGCCCTAATGTTGGTGAATCTATTTCTCCAGCAATACCTGCCCCTGAAATTGTTTCAGACATAAATTGTATATCTGGTAAATCAACATCAACTAAAGCTGTTGGTGACATCTCCCCATCTATAAAACATTTATAATTTATTATCTTTTCAGGGATTATTCCGATTGTTTTAGCCATTTTTACCTCCTAAAATAATTTTTCATAATATTTAACATCAATTTCTAAATCAAATTTAATTTCTTCAGCTGGTAGAGCTGGTGTATAATATAGCTTAAATTTTATTTTTCCATCAATTAAACTAGTTTGTGGGTTGTCTTCTCTTCTAAATTCAACTCTAGCACCTATTAACTTTCCAGCTGAAACAAGACCATTTAACCAAATATTAATACTATCTGTTACTGTTTCTATTAATACCTTGTTTGTTGGCTCATCAATTTTTTGCCAATATGTTAATACAAGAGAATTTATAACCCAGTTAAACATCATTCTACTTACTATAAATGAATCTTTAGGATCTGATACTGCTGGGTAACAAGATGTTCTATTTCCCCAAAATCTCCATCCACCAATCCAATTTATAACTGTAGAAATTCCCTGACTATTTAAGTAGTTAGCTTCATCTAATCCTAATCTTATAGGAGTTCCATCAAGAAGAACTGCTCCATCACCTTTTATATTTTTGTTTGAAGGTGATTTGAATGGTATGTCTTCATTATCTTTTGCTAGCATTTGAATTAATGCTGCTTTTTGAGTAGATATATTATATTGTTGTTTTCCTAAAGAAATTTTTGGCCAGCTTACATCTAAGAAAGTTGATGAAATGTTATTTGTATTCTTATTTGCTACTGTATCTCCATATTTCTTAATTTTTGATGTGTCTAAATCAACAAGTCCAAGACCTTGAAAATGACCATTTATCTTTCTTGCTTTTGCTTCAATTACTGCTGCTACAGTTGAACTATTAGAATATTTTGGAGCTAAAATTAAACTAGGAACTTTTCTATATTTAGGAAAGACCTCAGCAATTGCTTCTAATCCTTTCTTTTTTCCAGTTGCCCCATCTATTCCACCAATAATATCTGTTTCTTTTACTTTTTCTAAATCAATCATACTGTATTTTACTTCAATAGGATCTGTCTTTGTTTCATTTGGAATTAAAACTAGTTGCCCTTTATCATTAAAAAATTTTGTATGCTCAAATGACGTAGTTATAACAACAGTTTCAGGAAGAACTCCAATATCCTCTATCAAATATTTTCCATCTACAAAAGTAATTGTTTTATTTGTTACTTCTTTTATGTGTTTTGTTGTATCTACAACATTTATTAAAATAATTGGACCTATATTAAATTTTGAGAAATGAACATCAATTGCTTCACATAATGTATATTTTTCAAAATCTTCTGAAAAACCAAAACTTTCTACTGCTTCAGCATAAGAACTACATAGAATAGGTTCATTTATATATTTATCTTTACATAAGTTTATTGGTGCAGTTCCTACATACACTGGAGTTATGCTATCACTAACTGCTGCAAGTAATTTTGTAGGACTTTCAGTTGCTGTAATACCATGATTAAATGCCATTTATATTCCCCCTTATTTCATTTTTTAAAGTATTATAAAGTGTTCTATAATACTCATTATTTTTTAAATTCAAATCTTTTACATTTATAAACAACTTTTCTGTAAGTGGATATTTTTTTATTGCTTCCTCAATATTAGAAGGATAGCCATTTACAAAAATTGTATATTCTTGCAGAGAAAATTCAGCTATTGTTGGTCCAATATATATCTTTTGAAAGTTTTCTTCTACTTCTTTTTCTTCCTCTTTTACTTCTGTTTTTATGTCTTCTTTTTCTTCCTCTTTTATATCTTCTTGAATTTCGTTTCTTACTTCTTCTTTCAATTCTTTATTTATTTCTTCTTCATTTTTTTGAATAGCCTTAGGCAATTCAATCACCTCCATTTATCCAATTATCTGTATCTGTTCTATAATCCTTTTCATAAACAACATTTATATAAATAAAACTTAAATAGAATGGAACTGGTTGTTCTTCTGGAAATACCCATTCAGCTTCAGGAAGAATTTCAAATCTATTTTCAATTACTCCAACTTTTTGAATTTCATCTAGTATCTTTTGGCTTATTTCAGATATTTCTTCATATCCTTTTTTAACATCTTTGTTAAAAATACCTGTAGATATAACTAATGTTAGTATTTTTTTGTCTAGCGAATTCTTAACCTTATGAGTTCTTATTGTTATTGCCGGAAGTATAGTTTCTTCAGGGTCTGGTGGAAGCAAACCAGTATATATTTTTATTTCTGTCAAGTCATCACTTTTATAAGCTTTATATTTCTTTTGAGTTATAATAGGAAGTATTAATTTTTTTATATTTTCCTCTAAGTTTTTTATATCTACCATTAAATATATCCTTTCAATATCCTAGAAACTTCCCTCAATAAAAGTTCATCTAAATACTTTTCACCCTTCTCTACTGCATAACTTGAAACATTTTCAGAACCTAACATTTCAGAAATTCCTATTGTATATAATTGTTTAATTGGAAATTTTTCATTACTTTTTCTTTGAAATATTCCTTTGTGTCCACTTTTCATAGTAGCTATAAAAGGTTTTCCTGAATATTCATTCTTCCCTTTTACTATTTTAGAACTCTCACTTTTTTTTACTTTTACTTTTATTCTGCTTTTTGATTGAGAGTTTAGAAATTTAGATAAAGCTAATCTTGGAGTTTTAGCAGTTATTGTCCCTCTCAATACAGAAAATGTAGCTTTTGTTAGACTTAATTTACTTTCAATATCACTCTTTTTTATGTTATACTCAGAAGTTGCTTTATTCTTTATTTCAGTTTTTACTTTATTAAGAGTTCTATTGATTGTTCCAGTGATAGCTCTTTCAATTCCATTAGGAATGGTTCTCAACATATTCTGAGCTAATTCTATGTTTTTGACTTCCAAAAAATGTTGCATTAAATTCCTATCCTTTCTTGAAGTTCTATTATAAATAAACTTTCTTCTTTATATGATCTGTAAACTTCAAATGTCCCATTGTTTACATCTATTTGTTTCCCAGGTGTATATTTTTCAAACTCTTCTTCATACTCTAAATAGAGTATGTAATCTATCTCTCTTGAAAGCCCTTCATATTCTTCTTTGTTCATTTTATTATCTGGTCTTTCCATAACTCCAATATACATTTTGCCTTGAATGATTATCTCTTCTCCAAACTCATCTAAGTTTAGAAAAACTTTTATATCTTCTTTCAGTTGTTCTTTAAAGTTCATTTTTGATCCTTTTATTTTTTCTTAGTTTTTCCATTTTTAGCTACTTCACTATTATCTTCTGAATTTTCTTTTTCTTCTTTTTCTGTTTCAAGAATTTCGTTATTTTCGAAATTATCATCTTCTATAATTGATGCTGTGTTTGTTGTTAGAATATAATTTAATTCTTCACCTTTTTCAAATTCAACAACATCTCCTATTCTGTTTTCTCCATATATTCTTTCAAATTTTATTTTCATTTATCCTCCTAATTTTTTAGATAGAGAGCTTTTGCTCTCTATCCATTATTCATCACATACTACATAAGAGAAATAAGTATCTACATCACAAGGCTGTAATACTGGTCTTGATTCAGTAGTAATTTTTGCAACTTTTGGATTTGTTGTGTCTAAATTTGAATATCTTTTTGCCATATGAATAATTCCTTCAGACATGAATACTACAGGAGCATATAAAATTTCTCCTTGTGAAGCTCCACCAACAACCATATTTGTAGGCATTAATTGTATTGATTTCCCATCTGGTCCTATTACTTTTCTGCTATAAGAAAATAACTCTACTCCATATGTTGTATATGTTCCTAACCAAACTACACCTGGATGTATTCTTAATACTTTTTTTACAAATTCATTTTGTAAATCTTTTGAAATAGCTTTTTTAAATTCTTCTGATTTTCTTAATATTTCAGCAGCTTTTGACCCCAAAATTATATTTTCAGTTTTTAAACCATTTTCTTCTGCTTTTTTTATCATTTCATCTAAACTGAATAATGGGTCTACTCCAGCAGCAGTCCATTTATGTGTGCTATCTAATGTTACTTTGTTTCCAAGTTCATAGTTCACTTCGTATTCTGCTTCTTTATCTCCAGATTTAACAATTCCAGTTGTTAAAAATTGTGAAACCATTAACTCTATTTTATTTGTAATGTAATTTTCTTGGTCTAATAGAACTCTTCCAATTTTTTCACCAACCATTTTTGCAGGACTATAATTTTCTATAGATTGCCCTGCTTCTCTTGCAAACATATCTTTTGGTGTTAATGAATATTCAGGTCCTATTGATGGTGCTATAATTACATTTGATTTTTTACTTCTTGAATATACAGGTCTACCTGCTTCTAAAGGTGTTAAATATGGAGCAACTACTTCTCCTGCTTTTGTATACTCTAATATTATTTCCTCTGTTGATACTGGTGTTTCTTTTTTGAAAAATAATTCAGTTAAAAAATTTCTTTTTACTTCTACATTTTCTCTTATTTTTCTTATAGTTTTCGGTGTATATAATCCTAACATTTACATTCCTCCTATTTTACAAATATTCCTAATTTTCTAAGTTCAATTGTTAGCTCTTTTTCTTTGCTATTAAATTTAACAAATTCTTTTACAAGCCCTCCAGTTAAAATTACTGTAGCATCTCCAGGTTCTTCTATAGTTTCATAAGAAACTCCATAAACACTTGAATATGTTGTTCCATCATATTTTCCAAAGTTTTTTGCATTATCTAGTGCTATAACATCTCCAGCTTCAACTTTTGTTTTTAAAGTTTGATTTATAGTTTCAACTGGAAAATTCCCTTGAAATATTCTTATATCCTTTTCTGAGTAAATTTTATTTTTCATTTTTCCCTCCTATTTGTTTTCATCATTATATATATTTAATGCTGCTTCATATATTTCATTTTCTACTGAACTATCTCCTAAATCAGTATTAGAAGGTGGTATTTTATCTAATCCAGCATTTGAAATATCTGTTTTAGAAGTTTGAATTTCTTGATTTGCTTTATTTGCATTTGACATAAAGAATTCTGCCATGATATCTTTTGGATCTCTAGGTTCTTCAAACTTAGCCTTATTAATAGTTTCTTTTTGACTATCATTTAAAGTAGGTATTCCATCAAGAATTTGTATTCTTTCTCTTTCAGCTTTTATTGCAGCTTCTATCTTATTTATTTGATTTTCTCCGATTTCATTGATGATTTGATTTCTATAATCATTCATCAAATCTGGATATTCATTTAATAATTCTTTTACACTTTTTGGCATTGTTATTCCTCCTATATTTTTTATATTTTCAATCTCTTTTAATTTTTCTTTTAATAAATCTTGATTAATAAAGTTTTCAATATGTAACTCATTTGATATATTTTTAATATTTTCTAATGAATTATCATTTTCAACTATCTCATCAACAAATCCAGCTTCAAGTGCTTCAGTAGCACGATACCACTTTTCGCTGTTCATTTTTTCTGATATTTCTTCTCTACTTAGTTTAGATTTACTACAATAAATATCTAAAATAGCCTCTTTTACTGTATCTAATAATTCTATTTGTTTTTTTAATTTTTCAACATTTCCATAAGCTGAACTTAGAGGATTATGTATCATGTATAGTGCTCCTGTTCCCATAACTACTTTTGAAGCACATAAAACTAAAAAACTTGCAGCACTTGCAGCTAATCCATCTATATATCCTGTAATTTCAACATTGTTTACTTTTGCATAATCTTTTAAGAGATTATAGATTGCACTTGCTTCAAAAACATCTCCACCAGGAGAATTAACTCTTAAATTTATATGAGAAACATTTTTTAATTTTTGTAATTCTTTTGCGAAATTAGCTGAACTAATTTCCCCATATTCTTCCCAAGCCCATTTTGTAATAGTTCCATATATACGAATTTCAGCAGTATTTTCACTTAGATTTTTTATTTCAAAAAAATTATTTTTAAGATTTCTCTCCATTATCTTTCACCCCCTTGCGAATATTTTTTAATTCTCTTTCAAGGAGAGCTAATTCTTTTTCTTCTTCAGCTCTTTCCCTAAAGATTTCTTCAAAATCATATCCACTCGTAGCAGATATGATGCTTCTACTTGTTGTATAATTTTCTAATTCTTTTGAATTAGCATTTGCATCTTTTAATGGGTCTAATGATGATTTACCAGCACCAACCCAGATACAACGAGTAAAAGCATAACGAATAGATTCATCTTCAAAAAATCCAGGACAATCTATATCTCCATTTCTTATAAGTTCTAAAACAAACTCTTCATAGATAGGTTGACAAAAAGTCCTTTCTAAAATTTTTCTTGAAACTTGGAATCTTTGATGAGCTTCTTCTAATGAAGCTTTTGCTGCACTATAAGAATTTTTAAAACTTGACATTAAAACTTCTTTACTTATTTCTAAATTTGCACCAATTTCTTCGCATATTGCTTCAACAAAATCTTTAAAATGTTTATTTGGTCTATTAGTTGCAAACTCTTTTATTTTTTCTCCTGGTTTTCCTACAACCAGTGTTCCATGATCTAAACTTATTTTTTCTTCAGTCTTTTTTTTATTTTCAATGTTTCTTTCTTCATCTTCATCCATAGGCATTCCAAAACTTCCAGCAAAGCCTTCATCATCTGCACTATCGCTTTCTACTATAAGTCCTATCATTGCATTTATAACAGCAGCTGTAAGTTCTGAACTCTTATATCTTCCTAGTTGTTTTAATGAGAATATAATAGGTCCTAATATAGGAACTCCTCTTCTTTGCCCAATTCTTTCAGGTTCAAATATATGTAAAATATTTTTTCTACCTAAACTATTAAAAGCTGGATAAGATTTTATAGTATAATTCAAAGTATCTCCTGGATGAGAAGTTGCTATATAATAATTTTTTAATTCCCCATTTTCATCAAATTCAACTCCTGCTTTTGTTTGAAGATTTGCTCCAGGTGGATTTATAATTCTATCAGCTTCAAGTAATTGAACACATAACTCTATATCAACACCTTTTCTCTTTTTTCTCAGTGGAATTGCAAAAGCATCTCCATTCATTACCCAACTTAATTGAAGTAAAGATTGTAATCCATAAAAACTAAACATTCTACTTGCATCTGAATTTGCTGATAAAGCCCAGGCATTAAACTTATTTTTTATAATTCTTTCTAATTCCTTTACCTTTTTTCTTTCCATTCCAAGATATGTATAATTTATTGTTGGTTTTGGTAATAATCCACTTCCAACTGTCTTAGTTCTCATTTTCTTTAAAGCTGCTCCAGCCAAATCGTTATTCATATACAAATTTCTTGATTTTGCTCTCAAATCTTCAAGACTATACAAAATATCTTCATCAGGACTATTTGATGTAACCTTCCAATTTTCTAAAACTGGATCATCTTTATTGGAATAACCTTGTTCTACTTTAGCTAGATTATATATTTTTCTATCTTTTAATCTATTAATCCCATTCTTAGGACTTATATAACCAATTACTTTATCTAAAAGATTCATATTTTCCTCCTATCTTGGAATTATCTGAATTGTTCTAGGTCCTGAACTTCTTCTCTTTGCTTGTTGTAATCTGTCTTGCCAAATCTTTATATTTCTTGCGATTTCCATTGCATTAACTCTTGTTAGAACCCTTTTCCCAATCGTATAACTCTGTCCTTTCGTGACAGCTAAATCTGCTTCTAGCCAAGCATCTAAATGTTCTTGGCATTGTTCTACTGTAAAACTCATTTTCTATCTCCTTTTCTATTGTATTTTTTGTCGTGTAAATCTATTGGAATTAATTCAATTGCAGCTGTTGCATAGTTTCTTAAATCTAATGGTTCATTTCTTCTTCCATCAAGTATCTCCCAAGCTATTTTCATTCCTCTAGGAGTAGATTTTTTTACTTTTACTTCTGAAGTTAGCCCTTTAAAATAGTCTATTCCATATCCTTGTGTACTTGCTTTTGGAAAATGACATTTCCCTGTTCCTTGCAAAATAGAAAGTCTTGAATATGTTAAATCTTTTAAAGCATTTACTCCTAAACTAAGTAAATTCACTGAAGGAGTTCCTTTTTTTGTTGTTTTCCTAAAACCATTTAAAATATTAACTCCCCAAGCTCCTTGCCCTTTAATTGCATAAATTCCTCTTTTTTCTTTTTTGTAAACATATTTATAAACACTTCCAGTATGGTGTCCGCCTGAATCTATAAGAGTTGCTGCTATTGTTAAGAATTTTCCATTTTTATATTTGAATTTTTTTCTTAAAAAAGTATCTAATTGTTGCCATACTTCCTCTTTACCAGGATCTCCAGGAAAATCTCTATAAACAATTCCATAACTCTCATAGCCATAAGCCCAACCAACAACTTCAACTTCCAACCTGTTATCTTGAACGTCTACTCCTGCTGTTAATATAACAACATCATCATGTAGTTCAGCACCATAATCTTCTCTTGTTTCATAGATAGCTTCATAGTCCATAGCACTATCAAGATTAACAGCGAATGTTTTTCCGAGTACTGTATTTACAAAAGTTTTATATTGGAAATCATCATCTTTAACACTTAAATATTCAGCTATGATGTCTTTCCAACTTACCCAAGGTGAAGCCAAAGCATTAAGATGGAAACTTCTATTTTCTTTCTCATTTGGAAATTTAGCTATCCATTCTCCATTGGTTTGCCCATACTTTTTCCATTCACTTTCAACAGCACTCTCTCCACAAAACTTACATTCAAACTCAGGTTCTGCTAAATCTTGATATTTAAGTTGTTCGAACTCTAATGCTTGATGTTTTCCACAATATGGACATGGTAAACTCCATTCTTCTTGTGACCCAGCTAAATATAATAATTGTATTTTTGAAGTTGCATCATCTGTTGGAGTAGAAACCCTTATTTTTTTACTATCATAAAAATTGTTTGTTCTTCTCTCAGCTAGTTTTACTGGATCTCCTTCTTTCTTGGCTGATAAAGGAAATCTATCAACTTCATCTAACAATGTAATTTTTATTGGTCTACTTGCTAACCCAGAAGGTGAATTTGCTCCAACAAATCTTACATATCCCCCAGGAAACATTTTTTCTTGAACTGTTCCTGATTCTCTTTTATTAACCTTTTCTACTAAGACTTTAAGAATTTTTGTATCTCTCAACATAGGCTCTACTCTTTCTTTTGAGAATGACTTGGCATCATCAACAGTTGGTTGTACAAAAAGAATAGGACAAGGATCTAAGTGCATATATCTCCCTAAGATATTTAATAGCAATTCTGTTTTCCCTACTTGTGCTGAACTCATTATGGTTATTGATTTAGTTATGCTGTCAGTAACACAATCAAATATTGCTTTCATATATGGAGTTCTATCTGTTTCCCATCTTCCAGCTTCAGCTGAACTCTCTCTTGAAAGTACTCTGTACTTATCAGCCCATTCAGCAATAGTTAAATCTTCTGGAGGAGTTAAACTATCTTTTACAATATTCTCAATCAGATGTATCGTGTGTTTTCCCTGTATCATCTTCTTCAATTCCTTTTCTTTCTTCATACTTGTAATCAACCAATTCCTCTAAAACCTCATAAATAGCTTTTTTTAAAATTTCCTTTACTTCAAGTTGATTTTCTTTATTTAAAAGCTGAACTGAAATTTTACTTGGAAGAGCCATCAATTTAGATTTGAAGTTATAATTCATATTTGAAACTATTCTGATAACATCACTTTCATGATGATATTCTTTTTTTAGAATTTGTAATTTATATTCTTTCAATTCTTTTTCAGCTCTTTTTAACTCTGATACTTCATCTTGCCCTGAATTCTTTTCAACAAATATTTCAACCGCTTGGATAAAATTATATTTTCCAGGTGATACCCTAGCAGATTTAAAATATTCTCTAACTTTTCTTTCAGAAAATTGAAATATCTTAGCTAATTTACTTTCTGTAGCTAATATCTCCTGCACTTTTTCTCCTTTCGCGTATATAAAAATATTTTTGGCAAGCTTGAAAAAAAATCTAAATTTGATAAGTTTCGAGCCTCTTCGCCCCTCTAATCTTCTTTTTGTTTTACAGTACCTTATTCTAAAAGAACAAGTTGCTTTTCTTTTTCTTTCTTCTTTGCTTCTTCGAGCTTTAGCTCATCAGTTGCTTTGTATCCTAACATTGAATTTAGTTCTCTTGCTGCTGCTACTCCTGCTAACAGTTGCTTATCCTTTCTTACCTTCTTCGTTGTCATTGTTCCTTCAGGTCCAACTTCTTCAATGTATTCAACTATCTCAATTCCATTAATAGAATCATTTAAAATCTTGTTTAATCTATTTGCAATGCTTAACATTCCAAGTTCAGTGTCTTGAAATAAGATTTCTCTCAACTCAGCTATCTTGGTTGCAACCTTAGGACTCTTTTCTATGTTAGCTGCCTTAGTCTTATCACTGTATCCAGCTTTTTCTTTTGCTTCTTCTTTACTAATTCCAGACATTCTACAAATAACATAATTAGTTTGTTTTTCTGTCAACCCCTCAAAGTTGCATATTTTTTTATTTTGTTTTTCAGATATTTCTTTTCTAATTTCTTTATACTCAGTAAGATATCTTTTTATCCATGAGATTATTGTATTCCTGTTATATTTTGTTTTTCTTTGTATCTCATCATATAGATCTTTTTTCTTTGTACTGAATTTAGTTGCTTCAAGCTTTATGTATAATTCTAAAACTATTAGTTGCTCTTCTTTGAAATTTTCAGACTTATTCATTTTTTATACCTCACATTACTGACTCATCTATAAATCCTCCTAATATTTATTATCTAAATCCTAAATTGTTTTAAATGTTTGCATAATAAAAACAAACAATTGTATTTTCACTTTTAGGATTGAAATGCCTCACATTATTATCGCGCGAGGAAAGTATTAAAAACTATTGAAAACAAAAGGAAAAAAAATTTTGAAAGTGTGAAAATAGGAAGTTTTTTCTTCCTATTTTTTGCAAAAAAATGCCAAATGGTTTTTTGTGTCACATTTTATTTTGCAATTAAAAAGTATGATATTTACAAGGAATTGTTCGAGCCTCTCTATGTTAGAGAAAAAATCTCGCTGTGGAGATGCTCTTTGTTGCGAGTGAATTAAAATATTTTTTATCTTGCTTCGATAAAAAACAATTTGTCTATAGCATTTATTGCTACTACTAGTAACAACATCATCAATTATTTTATAATCAAATATCCATTCCAGATTATCTCTAACCAAAGAATCCAGATCTTGGCATCTGAAATCTACAAATTTTTCTTTAAGAACTTCTACTGATTTCTCTATTTCTTCAATCATTATTTTTCCTAAAACTTGTGATATAGTACTTTGAATGTAATTTTTTATATCTTCTATCTTTATAGAATTTACAGAATTGAATTCAAAATAATTTTTTATAATTTTTTTACTTAATCTGTGTTCAAGTCGAAAGATTGCTCCTTTGACTTTTTTTAAATTTTTTTTATTATTTTCATGCCCTTTTGAATATAATCTAATTTTCCAACCTGGTGTTGGCTGGAATGTAAAGCCAGTTGTATAAAATTTGTTTTGATTTTTATCAAAATTATAATACTGTACTTTATCTAAATCATTATATTTTCTTGTAAGTGCCTTAAAAAAATAGCTTATAATATTGTGAAATTTATAAAAATTTCCAACAAATTCTTGAGTAGTAAATTCAAAATATTCATATTTTATGTCGTTTATTGTTATTTCATAATCTATTAATTTATTTATTAATTTAACTAGATTATCTTCAACCGTAGTTTTTTTTAATTCATCAGATAAAGGATAAATATTATCTTCTGAAAAAAAACGTGGATAAGAAAAATCTATTTTAATCGTTGTTATTCTCTTTAGTTTTTTTTCTTCTAATTTAATGTAATTTATATTTCTTTTATCAATCTTATAATTATTTAAATAATTTGTAAGACTTTCCGAAAAAGAATGAGGAAACATAATTTTAATTCTTTCCCTCACATATAAGATATCAGTTTTAACATCAACAAAGACACAGGCTCTATCTAAACCATACATCTATAATTTCACTTTGGTATTTTTGTTGCAATGTGAACAATTTATTTCTAAATACTTTTCTTCAAAATAATAAGTAACTTGATTTCTACCAGCAACTTTTATTCTTTTTTCAGTATCAGAATATAAATAATTTCCACATTCACAATAACTATACCCAATTTCTTTATTATTTAAAGAGTATTTTTTGGACATTCGTACCACCTGCCTCTGATACTCTGATATGTTGTTATCTGATCTTCAGTATATTTATTTTGGGTTACATTATTGCGGGTGTGCCGGGAGATCATGGTATTAATGGTGATGGCTGGGATTCGAGGGCTTTTTTCTCGATCGTATATATTACTCCGATAGGGCTTGTTGTATACGTTATTTCGGCAGCTATGTTGGGTCTGGCTGCCAAAGTTAAAGAGTGATCTAGTTTCGAGCGTTGGTATTAAAAGGGTCTAATAAATGTGTGAGAGTCAGTCAGAAAAAGCGTTTAATGAAAAGCTGGCTAGGTCGCAGCGGATAAGCGGGCAAGTGCCTCCAGCTATGCAGCAACCAGTGCCTTTTGTGCCGCCACCAAAAAAGGTGCTTTCTGCTAAGGGTAAGCGTAAGCGGCTGATTTTCTATATGTTTGCGCTTTGTTTTGGTATTCCGGCAGTATCTCTGACCTTCAGTATATTCATTGTATTCGGTATTATTGCGGGCGTGCCGGGAGATCATGGAGATGGTTTTGGTTGGACGATTCTTTTAGTGATCGCATATATTACTATGATGGGGGCTGTTGTATCTGCTATTTCGGTAGCTATGATGTATTTTGCTGCCAGAGTTAAAGGGTGATCTAGTTTCGAGTATGCACCGGCATTAAAGAGGTCTAATAAATGTGTGAGAGTCAGTCAGAAAAAGCGTTTAATGAAATGCTGGCTAGGTCGCAGCAGATAAGCGGACAAGTGCCTCCAGTTATGCAGCAACCAATACCCTTTGTGCCGCCGCCGAAAAAGGTGCTTTCTGCTAAGGGTAAGCGTGAGCGAAAGAATTACTTTACGGCAGCGCGCTACCTTGGTATTGCAGGTGTGATCATGCTCTTAAGCCCATTTATTTATGCTGCTCTTCTGTCAGGGTATCATGGTAATAATGAAGATGGCTTAGCTTGGGGGCTTTTTTTTATGACTATAACTTTTTTTCCAATAGGGCTTGTGCTATCTGCTGTTGCACTAATTATGTTTGATTTTGGCAAGAATCTGTGTAAGTAGATTGGGTTCGATATTAGTGTTGGCAAGGATTTTATTCGCGTATGGGTTGTATCTACAATGGGTGATAGTTCATCTTGTTCACGGCAAAGCAAGTTAGAAAATGAATAATGATCAAACTAATGTCGAATTCTATACGCTGTCTCTGATTGATGATGTATCAAATCCTGATGACCAGTCGGAAAAAGCGTTTAATGAAAAACTGGCTAGGTCCGAAAAGGTTGCTCAGATAGGTAAGGGCTCGCGGGAATTAGGTCGTCAGAAATGCGAAATCTTAACAGCGTTTTCAACTGTATTTGTCAGAATTGGACTGTTTCTAATAGTTAGTCCACTTATAGTGTTCATTGTTACTCTCCTTGTTTCTGAAGAATATAGCAGCGGTGTAGGTTGGGCACTCTTGATGTTTTTAATATCTTTTTTTATGTTGGTACCTTTTGGATTTTTATTTCTTATAGTTGCTGATTTTGTTGCTTTTCGCGCTCGAAGGTGTGGGGGTGGTGTGCGGGGGTCTGCGCATCGTGACTAGGTAAGGACTGAGGTTTTTCGATGATGAGGATTCATATATCGTTCATCTGAAAGATCTCGATACATTTAGTACTATATTTGAACGCCCTGACCTAAGCACTCCTCGGAACCGACAGATTAAAGCTCCAATTATATCTACAATCATGAAGGTATGCTTTGTCTAAAGCAATAAAAGCTGTACTGAAATATTGGTATGGTTTAGGGGGCTTAATTTCGTAGTAACTACAAAAGATAAGAATTTCGAAAGTGGTTGATCGGGAATTAGATGGTAGCTAATTTTGATAAAAACTTTGTTATACCTAAGCAGTCAGCTGCCCAACTTCCTGTGGGTAAACACGAACGAAAGCGGCAGATACTGCATATAGTTGCAGTACGTAGCGCACTGGTTGGATTTGTTTTAATAATGAGTCTATTTGTTGCTAGCGGTCTTGCTGCTGTTCCAGGTGCTCATGTCGATGATGTTGACAGCTTGCCCTGGATGGTTGCAGGTTGCTATCTCTAAAGAGTAAGTACCACCAAACAGTGGGTAGCTCTAGCGGCTGCTAGATTTGCGCCGTCGCAACATGCTGATTTTGGTAGCAACATTTGTTCGAACCGCAGGCAACCTTGAGCTAGGCTTAGCTTGCCCCTCTTTGAAGCGGCCAACACTACCAGCTCACCTCTTTTAGCGGCTTATGGCTGGCAAGTGATTGGGGTTAGAAGGGAGGTGGGCTTATGTCCGGCAAGTCCAGGACTAGTCAAGGCAAGCAAAAGGCCCGGAAGGAGAACATTGACACCGCGAATGTCACTGCTCTCATCCAGGCCCTAGCGGCTTTGATTGGAGCCCTCGCGTCACTGCTCATCGCTCTTAAGTAGCAGTGGCTGAGGCAGTCAGTCCTCTTTAAATAGGGGATTGGCTGCCTCTATTATGCCTCACGCTTATTTACTGCCTCCAGCCTTTTTTCTGGGCTGTGAGCTTAAAACGCTGCTCTAATTTTGAACCGCCACTTGCCGGACTCTTGCTAGGCTTATTTTGCCCTCTTTTAAGCGGCCAACGTTCCCGGTACATCTTCTAGTGGCTTATGGCTGGGAAGCGATTGGGGGTTTGAGAGGAGGTGGGCTCATTGTCTGGCAAGTCCAAGACTGGTCAAGGCAAGCGAAAGGCCCGGAAGAAGAGCGTTGACATCGCAACTGTCGCTGCTCTCATCCAGGCCCTAGCGGCTTTGATTGTAGCCCTCACGCCACTGCTCAAGAACTAAAACAACAGTGGTCGGAGGTAGTCAGTCCCCTCGCGGGGGCTGGCTGCCTCCATTATGCCTCATGAGCCTCTAAAATCTCTAGCCTTTCATAGGCTGCTAGCGAATAGTGACCAGTTAGCTAGTTACCAGCTAGTGACGACGTGAGGGGCGCTTTTCGCAAGCAACGCCGTCCTTATCGCGGTCTAAATCAATTCGATAACCGGGCTCGCCACGGTAAATAGGGGCAGCTCCAGCATTCCAAGCTTCAGTGCAGTTGCTGTAGTAGACAGAACTGGACTCGTCGGCGGGCGCTTCGGCTTCCTCACTGTTTTCTTCCGACTGAGATTCAGATTCTGGTGCCGGTGCGGGAGCGGGTGCAGCTTCAGATTCGAGAGTGGGAGTCGGGGTAGGTGTTGGAGTTATTGTGCATGCGCCTACTGTCAGCAAGAAAAAGCAATGATGCCTATGATCAGCCTTCTGAACTTCATTTTATAATTGCTGAGTTTGTGGAAATAACGATTTCTGTAGAGATAAAGCAAAACCCCCACCAAAACTCTGTGAGGGGGCACTGTCTGAAAAATAACCCCCGAGGGACTCGAAACCCCGAC